GCCGTGCGTAAAGAGCGCAAAGAAGTAAATATCGCCTTGCTGAAAACGCCTGAGATGAATACCCGCATACACCCGGAGAAACAATTAAATGAAATCAGGCGTTCGCTGAAAAAATGGGGGCAGTACAAAAACATCGTTATTGACGAACAGTACCTTGTATTGGCAGGCAACGGCCTTGTAGAAGCGATGCGAGCTGAGGGGATTAAGAAAGTATCCGCCGTTGTTATGTACGAATTATCAGAAAACGACAAAAAGAAGCTGATGATGGCGGACAATAAAACCGCAGGATTGGGAATTGACAACCTTGGCAACATCGAGGCAATTATCAATGAACTTGCCGGCGATTTCGATATTCCCGGTTTTGACGATGAGGTGCTTAATTCAATTAACGCCGCTTCGGAAGAAATATCCGCGGCTTTGGAAGATTACGGAAAGGCAACTGAAGAAAACATTGAAAGCATAGATACCCATGCTGAGGTGAACTCCGGAGCCGGGGAAGATGAGGAGCACGGGGCAGCCGGACCGGAAAGGGAGAGCGTTACCTGCCCTAAGTGCGGCGAGGTGATATGGTTATAAAACGGGAAGGAAAAATTACCGTTCTTGAGGCCGCTAAAAAGCGGATAGTCAATTCCTTTTCCAACGGGAAAAAGGTTTATGTGTCTTTTTCAGGGGGCAAAGATTCCATTTGCCTTCTGGACCTCATTTTGAAACTGGCCGCGCAGGGGAAAATTGACCCGTCCCTTATGATTGTTGAATTCATTGACGAGGAAGCCATTTATGACAGCATTGAAAAGGCTGTACTCGAATGGCGGAAAAAGGTTCTCCTTGCCGGGGGGCAGTTTAACTGGTTTTGTTTGGAGATAAAACATTTTTCATGTTTTAATTTACTTGAACAGGATGAGTCTTTTATCTGCTGGGAGAAAACCCAAAAGAAGGCATGGATACGGAAACCCCAGCCGTTCGCAATCAGGGAACACCCATTGCATAAAAACCGGGTGATGACATACCAAGAATTTCTTATGAGGCATAATTCGGACGGCATCTGCGTTACCGGGGTGCGGATGGCGGAGTCTTTACAGCGGTCAAAGTATATGACCAGTTCCTTTTCATCTAAAAGAGGGCTGGCCCGGGGTAATATGGTATGGCCGCTGTATGATTGGAAGGATACGGATATTTGGAGATATTTGTACGAGGAAAAAATAGACATACCGGAGATTTACCTGTATCTGTACCAGTCGGGCAGCCGCCTAAGAGATTTAAGGGTAGGGCTGTTTTTTTCTGTAGACACCGCAAAGTCCCTTGTGAAGTTAAATGAATACTACCCTGATTTAATGGACAGGGTGATCCGCAGGGAGCCGAACGCCTACCTTGCGTCCCTCTACTGGGACAGCGAGATGTTCCGGCACTCGACCAAACTCCGCCGAAGTACCGACACTCCAAAGGATTATAAAGCTGAGGTGTTCAAACTGCTGAATAATCCCAGAAAGAACTTCCTCACGGAATGTTCGATGTACAGCGCACAGAGGATAATACAGCTCCTCATAAAATACGGTCCGATTATCGAGATGAAAGCCTACAAAAATATATATGACTGCCTTATCGGGGGAGACCCGAAACAAAGAACGCTCAGGGCAATAATAACCAATATCAACATGGTATATTCGCACGCGAACAACGGGAGTAAAAAGCATGGAAAATAAATTGACCGCGCCGCTGGCCACATTGCAGTGGGTAGACCGCGATAAACTGAAAGCCAATAACTGGAATCCCAATAAAGTAACACGGGAAAATTTAGACCTTCTGATACGTTCAATACTGGCGAACGGCTGGACGGAGCCTATAGTATGCCGGCCTGATTACACAATTATTGACGGTTTTCACAGATGGCTTGTATCTGGAGAGAAACCGTTGTATGATAAACTTAACGGCAAAGTTCCGGTAGTGTTCGTAAAACACGCTGACGAAGCCGGGGATATGTACGGCACGGTAACGCACAACCGCGCAAGAGGGACGCACCTGCTGGAGCCGATGAAGAACATCGTAAAGCGGCTGATGTCCCAGGGAAAATCAGTGAAGGAAATCAGCAAGGAGCTGGGGATGAAACCAGAGGAGATATTCCGATTATCAGATTTGTCAAAGGAGCATTTCCTCAAGATGATGGCTTCCCGGTCGGACGGATATTCCAAAGAACTGTATATGCGGAAAGTGTAGGTAACGGCTTCCAAAGGGGAAAAACGGTGTTTATATAGGCAAAGCCCCGTAAAGCCCCGTATTTCTACCTACAGGTAGGTTTTAGGGCACTTTGGAAAGGGGCTGGGAAGCCAAAAAAGACCAAATAACAGGAAGGTTGCAAAAGTCGCACGAAGTAGTATAATAAAAAAGCATAAAGAAACCAGCCAGGCAGGACAGTCGGGCCGGGGCAGACGAGCGTACCATTGACCGGGAAACAGGCTGTTAGGTGGGATGGATGGCTGACGCGCCCTGGGCTGGTTTTTTGCTTGTTATTTTCTGTAAACTGTGTATAATTATTTTATGATTGAAGCGCAGGAAAATAAGCAGGAAAACGAAGTGAAGAACAAGCCGTATTATTGTGATAGTATTGGACACTTAAAAAGTTATTATCTTCAAGGCAATGCTTCAGATGTTGATGTTTCTGTATTTCTACAAAAATATTTCAATTATAGTTTAGAAGAAGCACATAGAGCGTCATTTAATTGGCGTTATGGAAGTAATGGCTGAAACCGGGGAAAAGGAACGATAAGAAATGGAATTGCATACAATAAGACCGAAAAGCCGTCCGTTAAATAAAGATGACTCGTTTCTCATATATTTTAAGAACAGCCAAAAGAATAACCATGAACTTATAAAAAAAGGCGTACCGTCTGCATTAGCTAATTATGCCGAAAACTTGGGTATAACTTTACCAACACTAGGGGATGTAAAAATATTTGAAATAACAACAGCATGGAAAAGGAATGAGTAATGGAATTGCGAACAATAAGCCCAAGACGTGATTTTATTGATGAACAATTACGAATAAAAGCCCAGGAAATTAAAGACTTTTATGAAAATGAGATACAGCATGGAATGGACGTAAGAACGGCTTATGCTCTCTGTAGAGAAGCAATGAGCGCCGAAACTGATAAATATTTACCTGAGATTATGAGAGACATTCCTGTATTTGTATTGGCTTATGATATTCCGGGGCCGCAAGGCTATCCTGCAAAGGGTATAAAAGTGTATGAGAGAACCCTTGATTTAATGGATGAGGAAGTCATAGCGTCCGTAACCGCTGATATGGCTGGATAAGAGCATAAATAACTTGCCCTTCTGTAGAAAAGCTGTATAATTCAAATAAATCTATTGACCAACTCGGGGGAAAAACGTAGGTACTGTAAAAGAATTTTTTACTGTGGGTGGCTTTCGACCCCGAAATCGCGTTAGCTACAAGAAATTTTTTAGGCGGTTTCCGTTTCCATGAAAACACAGGGAAAATCGGCGGTTAAAAAAAATGTTACTCGAAAAAATACGGCAGTGTCAAGAAAAGAAACTGTCCCAAAGAAAGAACCGGCTCCGAAAATAAAACTGGTTGGCATTGAGGAACTGGCAAAATTAGTTGACGTTGACGAAAGAAGAATACGGCAAATAGAACAAGAGGGAGTAATAAAGTCAGAACCGAAATCAAACAGTAAAGACAAAAGGGAATACGATTTTGCCAAAAGCATTGTTGCTTTAGTAAGGTATTACAGGAAAAAGGCTGATAGCCGCAGGTCTGGCGATTCTGCGGATATGGAGGCTGAAAAATTACAGTACCTTGCGGCAAAACGCGAAAAGGAAGAACTGCTACTTGAGGAACTTAAAAATGATTTGCATAGAACGGCGGACATCGAAAGAGTTATGGGGGCTGCGCTTACACGGCTGAGGATAAATTTACTTGCTATACCAATGGGTGTCGCGCCATTGGTACGGGAAAAAACAAATGTAAATGAGATTGCGGAGATAATGAATGAGCGGATATGCCGCGCATTGAATGAGATAGCGACACTGGACATTGATAAACTATTAGCTGAAGAAGAGGGTTTAGATTCGGAATAAAAGATGATACTTCAAAAAACTAAAACGCTATGTTTTCGGTTGTTCAATGTTCTCCGGCCGCCGCCGAAACTGACAATATCGCAATGGGCTGAAAAAGAACGTATCGTATCAAGTGAGGAAACTTCCGCACCGGGTCCGTGGTTTTCTGACAGAGCGCCTTATACAGTAGGAATAATGGACGCGATAAGCGACATTAGAATTGAAAGGGTAGTTATTGAAAGCGGCGCACAAATGGGTAAAACAAACGCCGGCATATTAAACCCTGTAGGATATTACATAACACATGACCCATGCCCGATTATGGTTGTGCAGCCTACTATTGCAATGGGTACAACATTTTCCGGGAAAAGATTAACTCCGATGTTGAGGGATACGCCATGCTTACGGGGCAAGGTTTCGTCCGAAAAATCAAGAAGCACTGAAAATAAAATTCTTGAGAAAAGTTTCCCGGGCGGCTACATAGTCATTGCCGGCGCGAACAGCGCACCGTCATTGAAGTCAAGGCCGGTACGGATATTGTTATTTGACGAGGTAGACGAGGCTCCCCAAAATCTGGCAGGACAGGGCGATCCTGTGGAATTGGCTATAGCAAGAACAAACGCTTTTCCAAATAGAAAAATAGTTTTAGCTTCCACACCGACAGTTAAAGGCAAGAGCCGCATTGACGCAGCGTATAATGATTCAACGCGGGAGAGATGGAGCCACAAATGTCCGGGATGCGGAGAATGGTCGCAATTCAACTGGAGGCAATTAAACTTTGAAACAGTAAAGATGGCTTGCCCCCACTGTGAAGGATTATTTACAAGAGGAGATTGGGAAATATGCGGTGGGAAATGGATAGCGGAAAATCCGGATCACCCGGTAAGGGGGTTTCATGTGAACGCGCTTGATTCGCAAATACCCTGGGAAGAACTTATTACAAGATGGGTAGAAGCTCAACGGTTGGAAAAGGCTGGCGATTATTCAAAACTTATTACTTTCATAAATACGATATTGTCAGAAACATGGGAAGAGAGAGGGGAAGCGGTAGAGTCCCATGCGATGGAAGGTAGGCGGGAAGTCTACAACGCGGAATTGCCGGACGGCGTTTGTGTGCTAACAATGGGCGTTGACGTGCAAGATAACAGACTGGCTTATGAGATTGTCGGCTGGGGATTAGGGTTTGAAACATGGGGAATTGAGTATGCGGAAATATTTGGAGACCCGCGGCAAGGCGATGTTTGGAATCGCATTGATGATTTATTGTCGCGTACATGGTCGTATGGGAACGGAAAGCGGATTAAAATAAGCAGGGTTGCGGTAGACACGGGCGGCCACATGACACCGCAGGTTTACGCATACTGCAAGGCAAGGCAATCGCGCGGCGTATACCCGATAAAAGGACAGGGCGGCGATAAACTGCCTTTGACAAGGCCGTCAAAAAAAAGCAGAGAAAAGGGATTATTCATTGTAGGCGTAGACGGAATAAAAGCGGATGTTGTATCATGGCTGAAAGTCGGCCAGCCGGGGGACGGCTATTGCCATTTTCCTAAAGACAAAGATAACATATCCGTTAATGGGTATGATGCGATATACTTTGAAATGCTGACGGCAGAAAAAAGAGTCATCAGGCGGGACAAAAAAGGTTTTCCCAGATACGAGTGGATTAAGCCGGCAAGTTCCCGTAATGAAAGTTTTGACTGCCGTATATACGCAAGAGCCGCGCTCCGCATTATGTCTCCGGAAGATAATACAATGTTGAAGCGGATTTATTTGAGAAAGCCCTGGGATGAACAGGCAGTAGAAGCGGCGGTTGTAACACCGGGGACGGCTAAAAAGAAAAAGATGTCTCTGGCCGAAAAAAATAAAGTAGCCAGGAGCAAAGGGGTAGAATATTGAACGGGAGGGGTGTATGTATTTAACAGACAAACAACTGGAAAGGCTTAGGGAAGTAGCCCTTACTATTGATTACGGCAGCGTAACAATCAATATTTCCGCAAGCTCTACCAAACTTGATTTGAATATTCAGCGGCGCATCAGGGAAGAAGATGAAGATGGCCCGGGAAAACATAACAGAGCGGCTCAAAAAAAAGACTTGACATTATCGGCGGTATAGGCGATATAATCAAAGTATAGTTATATTTGGCTGACCGAAAACGCGGAAGCCCGTAGAGACTGGGAGAGGTATATCCTCTTTCATTCCCTGCGGGCTTTTTTATTTGCCCGAGAGGTTGTATGGCAAAACAAAGGAACTCAGAGAGGCTGACAGAAGCAAAAGCCGAACTGATAGAAGTTGACGCTGCGATAACCGCGATTTTAAGCGGTGCTCAGTCATACCGTATCGGCACACGCAGTTTGAACAGGGCTGATTTGGCGACGTTATACAAGCGCAAAGATATGTTGAAGGATTTGATTGCCACGCTGTCAAGGGGCGGCCGTAGGCGATGGCGCATAATACCGATTGGATAGAGGGGAATAGGTGAACAAAGTCGTTTTGTTGAATGAATACGGTAAACCAATCCAAAGATCGCATCACAATAAAACACTTGCGTCCGGATATTCTCACGCCGGGGCGTCGCTTCTAAAGCCGGTATTCAAGGGCTGGAACTGGGCTGGCGGCGCACCTGATGACGATATTGTAGCTAACCTTCCCATAATAAGACAGAGGTCAAGGCAGCTTTCGATGGAAGCTCCTATTGTAGCAGGGCTTCATAATACCCTTGTAACTAACATTGTCGGTGACGGCTTGCGGCCTGAGCCTACGCCTGACGCTGAATTCTTAGGCATGGCTCCGGAAGATGTCAAAAAATGGAAAGCGTCCGTTCTGCGGTTATGGGAAACATTTGCGGAATCGCCTAACTGCGATGTATACCGCCGCGATAATTTTTACGAAATGACGCGGCTTGTGTGCAGGGCTCAGTCGGAATCGGGGGATTGTTTTGTGACAATGCCGCGCTTTGAGCGCAGAAACGCTCCGTTCATGTTGAAGGTACAAGTAGTCGAAGCGGATTGTGTTGCGGACCCGGAAGGGGCTGAACGTGTAGAGCATGAGATGTTGGGGAATGACATTTACGGCGGCGTGGAAGTATCCGAATGGGGTAATGTAGTCGGATATTGGTTTTATACCGGGCATCCGCTGGCTATACGAAAACGACATCATTATAACTACAACACTGCGAGCCGTCCGCGCTGGATATTTATTCCCGCGTATGGCGCGGAAACCGGATTACCGAATGTTTTACATTTAATGCAGTCAGAGCGCCCGGGGCAGCGGAGAGGAATACCGATTATTGCGCCCGTAATAGAATTGGTATTGACGTTAGATCGTTATATTAAAGCCGAGTCGATAGCTGCAAATATACAATCGCTGTTTACCGTAATGATAAAATCTGATGACCCAGACTTTGAGCCGGGGGTAGGGGATGAAAACGAAAACGAAGATGATGAACCGCTTGTAGAATTGGGGCCCGGAGTAGTCCAACGCTTAAAGCCCGGAGAAGACGCGGTTGCATTTGACCCGTCCCGGCCGACAACATCATTTGAGCCGTTCATAAAGACGGTAGTACAACTGATAGGTCCGTCAGTTAACCTCCCTTACGAATTGTTAATGCAGTTATTCCAAGCGTCTTTCAGCGCGAGCCAAGCGGCTGTAAATGTTGCGCGGAAAGGTTTTAAGGTAAAACAATCAGGTTTGGTTAATGATTTTTGCCAGCCGATATACGATATGCTTCTCGATGAAGCGGTTGCCCGCGGCATGATTTACGCTCCCGGATATTTTGATAATCCGATAACGCGGCGGGCGTATACCAGAGCAAAATGGTCAGGCCCCGGGATCATTCAAATAGACATAGGCAAAAGCGCGTCCAATTTTGAAAAACTTACACAGCTTGGCTATGCAACGGCAAGCGAGGCTACAAGCGAGCTAACAGGCGGCAATTATTATGAAAACATCGAAGAGCGCGGACGTGAAATTGCGGCGGCAAAAGCGGCAGGGATGCCAGCGGCGGCGGCTGAGTCAATGACACAATCAGCAAAGACAGTTGAAGAAGCGGGAACAGCCCAGCAGGGAGGAAATAAGAATGGGTAAATTTTATTTAATGCAAAAAATACGCGCTCAAGACGGGAGCAGTATTGGACGCATAGATATTTACGGCGAAATTAGCTCAGTGGAATTTTGGGGGGATGAGAAAACGCCAGCTCAATTCATTGAAGATTTGAATAAATTGGGGACGGTTTCTGAAATTGAAATTCACATATTCAGCAACGGCGGCGATCCGTTTGCGGCGTTGGCTATGTATTCCGAAATAAAACGGCGGTCCGAAAAAGTAAGCGTGTATATTGACGGGATCGCGGCTTCGGCGGCGACGTTGATTTTATGCGCCGGCGATACGGTTTACATGGACGAAACGTCCATGCTCATGGTGCACAATCCGTACCAGTTGATTTGTTTTTCCGGGCTTAACGCGAAT